CAAATAGACCAAAGACTCTCGCGAATGCTCTCGGAATGATTCCTAAGGCTAAGACTCCCGTCAAGGCTAAGACTCCCGTCAAGGCTAAGACCAAGACCCCCAGTCCCAAGCTCTCAACTGCAGAAAGGAAGAAGAAGATGAACAATGCGATTAAGAAGGCTGCAGCTGTACTTGCGGCTAATAAGAATAAAACCAAACCTCCTCAAAAAAGGCCCGGTGCTGCACGCCCCAACCCAGTTCCTGAGATTCAAACAGCCACTCCAACCCCCAAGGCTAACGCACCCTATGGAGAGATGTCTCCCTCCAATATAATGAATCTCGCTAGGGATATCGAGAGTGGGAGGAAGAAGGCCGCGAACAAGCTGAACGCCAAACTCAAGGAAATCAAGGCCACCAAGGGTAAGACACCTACACCCGTTCGTCTCAAGGAGAAGTTCTCTTTCGTTGACGTTAACGGTAAGAAGCGTGAGTACGTGAGAAAGTTTGCGTATGACAGGGCTTTGGCTAAGAATAAGGCTGAGAGGGAAAGGAGGGCACAGCCAACATGGTCGGAAAAGGCTCGAGTGAAGAGATACGAACGCGGTCAACCTTTTAACATGAAGACACCCCAAAATGTAAGGAACGCCATAAAGGCTGGTAAGAATATGAAGTTTGTTGGAGGCCGTTTCAAGACGGTCACACCTCCTAAGGCTACATGGTCTAACGCGAATAATAAACAATTCATGGAAATGTTGGCACGGGAAAAGAACGCCCGGAGGGGCCCTCTCAATAATGGACCATTAGACCCGGCTGTTGCGTACGCTCTCAAGACCCCCAAAAATACCAAAAAGATAAACAACTACGTGAACGGCCTATCAAATGATGAACGCAATATGCTCAAAAAGAAGATTTGTAAACCTTAAAAACCCTCTTCGTACCCTCGTCAACTTCAGAGAGTATCTTAAACTTTGGAGTCTTGACGAGTTTGTCACCATTCTTAGTGACGAATGATTTCATCCGTTCAACTTCACCACGGGGCATTTTCCTGGTGTATTTGAGCGTGACATTCTTGTTTCCAATAGTGAATACAGTTGAAGACATTTTAATATTTACCTATAATAAAATATGCAGCTCTCAACAATTGTAGTCGCAGTGGTAATCATCCTCGCTGTATTTTTGCTCTACGGGAACAAGACACCTGGTGGTAAAAAGTGGACCGTTTACGGAACCAAGGGGTGTGGGTGGACAGTCAAGCAATTGGATTACATGAAGAAGGCTGGTAAGCCCCATGTATTTGTCGATTGTGAAAAAGGTGGATGCGACGGTATGACTGCTTTCCCCACCCTCAAGGGTCCTAACGGGGAGAAGATTGTAGGGTACAATGAGGTTTAAATCATTTATTATTCAAGAGTTGATTGTATCAACTTATCAATAATGAAATTATTCATCATAAGAAACGGGTGAAAGATTATTACAATCCTCGGGAAATTTACCCCCCTTCCTACATTTGTTACAACGTTCTATCCACATATCATTACGCGATACTCCTGTACCCCTGTAGGTCGTGTAGGGGTTATCAAGCTTTGTTCCCATCCAACCCCATCCTTTATAATGTAGATCAACAATGCTATCCTCGTTGACATCTACACAAGGAAGATCACATTCTCGTTTTGCGCCATCTTTGTGAGGGCAGGCTCCCCCACCATGTGCGGCTGGCGTGGTAACACTATAAAATTGAAACCCTTCATTTAAATATCCACCCTCTACAGTATCACAAACACCCCAAGAACCCTGACACATTATAGGTGATGGGGTAGGAGTGGGTTCGGCTGAGGCCTGATCCACTTTCCCCGCTTCTGCTATTGCCGTCTGTTTCTTTACTTCTAACTTCTCGAGTTGTGCTTGAAGTTCAGCTACACTGGGGGTGTCATCTCCTGCTTCCGCTACTTCTAGCTTCTCGAGTTGTGCTTGAAGTTCAGCTACACTGGGGGTGTCATCTCCCGCTTCTGCTATTGCCGTCTCTTTCTCTACTTCTAACGCATCCGCATCCGCATCAGTGACTGGGGGTTCCTTACTACCACCGCCAAAAGAAGCAGATATACTGGAACTGCAACTGATTGAACATAAACATAATAGACCAAAAGCGGCACTCATTGTTTTAACATCCATTTTGTTTTATTACTATACTATGAGATATTTGTTACTGATATGATTGGTGTTTCAACTTATCAATAATGAAATATGGAAGGCAGGTGGGGACTATTTAGAGACCACGTACAATCTGGATGGAAATAGAAAGGATGAAGGCATCAAGGAGGGTGCTAATAGGCTTGAGCACAGAGATGTGCTTGACAAGCGAGCGGTTCCACACGAGGCGGAGAAGGAAAGTGCTGATAAGCACAGTGAGAACGAAGGTGAGAACTTCGGTGAGAACTTCGGACCTGGACTTGGCTTTGGCAACCTCGTGAATCATTTATTACATGTGGATATTTTTTTCTAGCTAAACTACAAATGAGGGCTCTCCCCCTGAGTGGATCAGAAAGTAGGTATACAAACAGGCGGTGGTCGACACCAAAAGGTATTGGAAACAATAATTGTTATGCCTATGCCGTTGGAGACTACGAGGCATATAGGTGGCAAAAGTCCATCCCGGGTGATCGTTCTGGTCTTTCCAATGGGCACCATACCTATACCCACTGTACTGGACTTCCTAAGCGCGTTATTTCTGACAATCCTAAGAGAGTGTACAAGGCGGATGCCAATGAAAAATGTAAAAAGGGGTATTTCAAGGTCATGATGTTTGTTTCTCCTGGGAGACCTATGAACTACATTCGACAAGGGGACTTCCACTTTTACAAACAACACGGAGTGGTTGAGTATAAAATCAAACCCGGTGATACTATCAAAGCTGTAGCCAAATTCTTTAAAGTACCTGAATCACGGATAAAGAAAGGTGGTCAATTTAAGGTTGGTAAACGTATAATTTTTAAAGCCAATGTATTCAGTCACAAGCGGGGCTGGGCAACTGGCCCACTTCTCACTGATGCTAAAGGCAAAGCCATCACCGACCCCCGTAAGGCTTCTAGGGACTATCCAGGTCTAAACTACGAGAAATATTGTAGTTCATTCTGTGTCAAGGACACTGGGATCAAAGTCGGTAGGACTCACCCCAAGGTCCGCTAAGATACTCTCAAGGTCTTCTTGTTGATCCACATCAAAATTAATATCAAATAGATCTAGAACCTCAAATATAGACCCCTCATTCAAGGACACAGAATTCGCCGTTGCTGTGTAATTGTTTTGTATAGTGACTGTAATTTTAAATTGTGAGCCATCTATCACTTTTCGACAAATCGGACATGTATTCTTACCTGTGTTCTTCCATTCCTGTAGACAATGGGAATGAAACATATGTCCACACCGGGCTGGAGGGTTAGTCCTCGTACACCGGACTTCATTTAGACATATGGAACATGTTGACATTCTACAGGAAGGTTTTAAAGTTTTTTTGGGAATTTTTCTCAGTTAGTAAATTTTGGATACATCTACGAGAGGCTTGTCACACTTAGCACATTTACCCTTACCTTGTACATCCTCCTGTACCTTGGTAAGGAGCTGGGGACCCTGAGATTGGAGGAGCTTACGGTAAGAGTAGTTGTCCTCAAAAGAAATACCATTTTGCTTCATAACATAGTTGTTAAAGAGCTGAGCTGAAGAGTTTACGGTAAAGCACCGACCATCGGCCATACCAAGTCGCTGCGACATATTGTTAATATACACCTAGAATTTTATTTGCCTGTTGGTAATTGTCCTCATCCAAGAATTGAACCCTTTTTCCTTGAGAAGTTTGACAAAAGGATCACATCTATATCCCAAATAAATATCAAATACATCAGTTTCTTCTGTGCGTGACACTCGAATCTGGGGATTTTCATTTATGTGGTTGTTGATGATATTGTAGGCAAATGCAATCTCCTTGAGGGTCTCCGCCCCTGTAATGATAATTTTACCGGTACTAAAAATACTGGTAGTAATCTCCTTCATATCCTCTGAAGGCTTGAACTTGATCTTCACTGCAGAATACCTATCTGGTTCAAAAGAAACCTTAAAAATGTCATCATACTCTTCAAACCAGTCGGCAACCTTCATGAGGTTGATATTGTAGTTGAGACTGAAGTTGGAGTTAATCATAACAACACGGAATGAATCCACTGGTACTTCAATTTTCAAACCCAAAAAGGTTTTGAAAATATGAACAAGTTGGGTGATGATACGTTTGCAATCGAAGAGATCGCAACAACCCGCCACTTGGATCGAACCGTTGGGGAATACCTTCACAGACTTAGTACTGTAGGTGTCGTGGTATGTTAAGGTCACCTGGTTATAGAAAGTCGTCGGTTTCAATTTCCACTCAAAACCATCTGTTTTGGTACCCACACGTCTCATCTTATAGGAACCAATTTCTTCGAATAAACGTCGAAGTCGTTTTATATCAATCTGTTGGATAAAGCTCGACACCATAGTGATTGTCGTAATCTTTATCCATGAGGGTCTAGTCTCATCTGGTAACTCTTTTCGTATCTCATCGAGAGTGAGGAGATACGAAAAGCTATTATTTGCAATCGTTGAATACATTTTTGGACATACTTTTTATATGTTGTGAGATTCACTTAGGTGTTTAAAGATGAGACTCTCCATTTAAGTACATGACCTCTTTCCTTAAATCTGCAAAGCATGTTCTTGATGTGGAGTCTGACCTCTCATATGTTGAGATTGTCTATGACAGGTACACGAGAAATAAGGGATACTCGACCTTCACAGATTACCTCAATACAGAGCCTTTCGCTGATTGGGTATCATTAGAGTCTGATGATCACTCAATTATTTACGAGAAGTTTCTTGATACAATGGTTAAGAAGACCCTAGAGGTGAGACAGCGTATGGCTGAACTTTTACTCGAAAGTTTCTTAACTTACGACCAGGATATTCGTAAGTATGTGCGTGTAGCCCACGCAGTTAAGATTCTAGATCCAACATTTCAACCACCTCGTATTAATATGGAGAGTGCTTGGCAAGTGGAGTTTATCAAGAAGTTTTGTAAGAAAACAATAATAGATTCAATTCAACAATGTAAAAAGAAGTCACGACTCAAGTATTTCTTCAACGTACTAAAATTAATAGAATTAGAGCAATAAGAATAGAAATGATCATTATTTGGGTTGTCGTATTTTTACGCTCAACACCAACAACAACAACTGGTTCCCTCTCCCTGCCACATCCAAGTCCGTAATCAATATTACGACGGGGTTGAACATTCCTGTCTATTTGATGGGGTTGTTTCTCAGGTTCGCATAATCCAACTGTACAAAAAACACTTTTACCAGGGGTTGGAATACCCCCACTCTTAGGAACTTCTTGAAAATCTTCAAAATTACTCGTCTGTCTTACACCTCCTGGAAGGGAGAAATCGTGTTGGACAAATGGATTTACATCATTAATTGCATCCTCATCATTGAGCATAAACTCACTCATTATTGTTATTACTTCAGATTATATTTCTTATCCAACATCTTGATTTTATGTTCATCCCACATTTTATCCAAATCGACATTTAGCATATGTGCCAATTGAAAGAGATAACTGAACACATCACCCATTTCCATCATAACATCTGTTCCTCTCTCCTTTTTTAGATTTGTCTTCTTGTATGTCTTCTTATATTGTCGAATTGCGGATGCGAGTTCACCAACTTCTTCTGTCAGGAGAAGCCATACTGTATCTATGGGGGCACGATCCCACCCCTTAGACTTGCATACTTTTTCTGTTTCACATTTGTATTTGTTAAGACTCATACTTAATCCACAGGAGACTCAAAGCTTTAATTGATTCCAATCTTGTTGTTATAACCAATTTTATTCCCAGTAGTGCTAGTATTTAGAGGTCGATCCATGGGTGTGCTAATAGTGTCGATATCCTCAGCATAGGCAATATATTGAGATACACCAGTTTGAATTTGAGACATGGCTGAAGATATGACCTTGGTGTTCATATACTTAACCTGTTCGTTGATTTGAGTGTATTGATCACCCGAGTTGTTGATAAATACAACACGCATAATGGAGAATAAATCATCAGGGTTCTGGTAATCTATGGAGATGCCAGTCTTATTTTTAAACGCCTGACGAATTCCACGTTGAAGAAGATTCTTGTTGAAATCCGAAAAGAACAAAGTGTTCAGTGGGGTCTCACACTGCTGAATAGAATTAAGGTGGAGGTTGTCACACATTTAATATAGTCTCCGAAAAAAATTGTCTGTAGATATTAAATGTTAAACATGGCTGACTTCAACGAGGCCTATGAGGCAAAAATTAAAAATGTCGAACCAATTCCATGCAATCCCCCAGAATGCTTTGTTGGTTCTTATCCTCCTGTGGCCAAGGCTGGTGAGCCCGGTCCATTTTTCGTAAACACATACCTTCTTCAGCACAATCGCAAACAGGAAGTGGCGGGAACAGTTTCTGTTCGAAGTGCTGACCTCGAGTGTAAAAAATAAGGTTAAAAATAAAAATTGAACAGAGAGTATATGAGGGTCATTAAACGCTCAGGTCGTATTGAGGATATGAGATTTGATAACGTCACCAATAGGATCAAGAATTTAACGTCTGGACTTTCAGATAAATGTGACTCTCAAAAAATTGCTCAACAGGTTTTTTCGTCGATGTATGATAACATCACCACCCAAGAGATTGATATTCTCTCTGCTGAAATTTGTATTGGTTTGATTACGTCGGACCCAGACTATGAAGTTCTCGCAACTCGTATTATTGCGAGCAATATTCATAAAGTATGCCCTAACAACTTTCATCTCGCAATGCGAAAGCTTCAAAAGGCGAAGATTATAACAGATGAAGTCGTTGAGGTTGCTCAACAGGTAAAAGAACATATTAAAACCGACCGCGACTTCGATTTTGGATATTTCGGTCTCAAAACCCTAGAAAAAAGTTACCTTCAACGAGTAAACGGAAAGCTCATCGAAACACCTCAATATATGTTTATGCGTGTAGCCATAGGCATTCATGGTAAGGATATTCCAGCCGTTCTCGAAACTTATGATAAAATGTCACAGGGTTTCTTCATTCATGCGACACCGACCCTATTTAATGCGGGTACCCCTAGACCCCAGATGTCGTCTTGTTTCCTAATCGCAAACAAAGAAGATTCAATTAATGGTATTTACGGCACACTGACAGAGTGTGCGCAGATTTCAAAATGGGCAGGGGGTATCGGTCTCCATATTCACGATGTGCGTGCGAATAAGTCTCATATTAGAGGGACTAACGGCCAGTCTGATGGTATTATCCCTATGTTGAGGGTCTTCAACGCGACAGCTCGGTACGTGAACCAGGCTGGTCGACGTAAGGGGTCTATTGCTGTCTACCTTGAGCCGTGGCACGCGGATATCATGGATTTCCTCGAACTTCGCCTCAACCAAGGCGACGAGGAAGCCCGCTGTAGGGACCTTTTCTCAGCGATGTGGATCCCAGACCTCTTCATGAAGAGGGTTGAAGAAGGTGGTAATTGGTCTCTCTTCTGCCCTGATAAGGCTAAGGGTCTTTCTGATGTATACGGTGAAGAGTTTGAGGCTCTCTACACAAAGTATGAAGAGGAGGGTCTAGCTAATGCAACTGTACCAGCTACAGAAATTTGGAAGGCTATCCTAAAGTCTCAAACTGAGACTGGAACTCCATACATGCTTTACAAGGATGCGTGCAATAAGAAGTCCAACCAAAAGAATTTGGGTGTGATTAAGAGTTCAAACTTGTGTACAGAGATTCTGGAGTACACCGACAAGGATGAAACGTCTGTATGTAATCTCGCTTCTATCGCGCTACCGAAATATGTGAACAAAGAACTCAGAACCTTTGATTTTAAGAAGCTTCACGAAGTCACCAAGACTGTGACAAAGAACCTCAATCGGGTCATTGATCGTAATTTTTACCCAGTTGAAACTGCGCGCCGCTCCAATATGAAACATAGGCCTATTGGTTTGGGTGTTCAGGGTCTCGCGGATGTATTTATCCTCTGCGGACTTCCTTTTGATTGTGATGATTCACGTACGCTTAACGTGCACATCTTTGAGACTATGTACCATGCAGCTCTCGAGGCATCATCCGAACTCGCAGAAATTGACGGTTCATATGAGAGTTTCGAGGGTTCTCCAGCATCTCAAGGTATCCTTCAACCGGATATGTGGGAGGGAGTCACGAAGTTTAGTGGACGGTATGACTGGGATGCCATGCGTGAGCGCGTGAAGACGAAGGGTCTTCGTAATTCTCTTCTGATGGCACCCATGCCCACAGCTTCTACAGCGCAAATTTTGGGAAATAATGAATGCTTTGAGCCATACACAACAAATATCTATCTCCGACGAACCCTAGCCGGTGAATTTGTTGTGGTCAATAAGCACCTCGTCGAGGACCTGAAAAAAGCTGGTCTTTGGTCCAAAGAAATGAAAGACCTAATGGTTAAAGCTGGTGGTTCTATACAGAACATTGTAGACATCCCCAATGATATTAAGAATCTTTACAAAACTGTTTGGGAAATTAGCCAAAAATGCATTATCGATATGGCAGCAGACAGGGGTCATTTTATTGACCAATCACAATCTATGAATCTTTTCATGGAGAGTCCCACAATGTCCAAGCTCTCCTCGATGCACATGTACGCTTGGAAGTCTGGCCTCAAGACGGGTATGTATTATTTGAGATCTAAGGCGAAAGCTCGTCCAATCCAGTTCAGTCTTGAACCAGAGTGCGTGGCATGTTCAGCTTAAAGTTTTGAATCTAAAAGCTAATTAGAAGTCATGGACAAGGCTATTGACAATATACAAATTAACCAATTCAATAATCGAAAAATTGTCATCTCCACAAAACAGGGTACACCCTTCCGTGTCCAGTTTCCTCGTATGTATATGCCATTCGGGGTTTCAGGTTTTACACCCGAAGTCGGGCCAACCAAATACAATATAGACCTCGCTGTAAAAGGTTATGACGAAGAGGATAGTTATATGAAAAAGTTTTACGATTCTGTACGTAAAATTGAAGATTTAATTATTGATTCCGTCGTAGAGCAAAGTGAAGCTATTTTCGGCGCACCCATGACAAAAGAAGAACTTCTTCCTATGTTCAACTCTAATCTGAAAGAGTCTCCCGATAGGGAACCGAAGTTTAGGGTTAAGGTAGACACGACTATGGATGAACAAATCAAAGCTAACGTGTATGATGCAGATAAGAATCCTCTCCGTGACGAAGCGACCAACGGTCTCTATGCAAGAAATAGTGGACATGCTATTGCTGAGCTTAGCAGTGTTTACTTCTTGAACAGAAAGTTCGGGTGTACTTGGAAATTACATCAATTAATCGTTTATGAACCACAAAATCTAAAAGGATTTCAATTTAAGCTTTAGACTTACTCATGAGTAAGATACTATATATAGCCTGAGCCTCCTTAAGCAGTTTACCCTGAATCTTGGTATACTTCTTTGGGTCCAGACCTAACCTAATTTTAGCCATTCTTACGGATTCTGACCACTGAGTGAGTGTCATCTCTTACTTACTAGCTTTGATTATTTTTTTGTAGGACTTGCTACCCTTCTTGGGGACGAGGCAGAAAGAGTCCTTCTTCTCAGCCTTCTCCTTCGCGAGGTCAATGAAAGCCATGAACTTGGGGTTCTGCTTGAGAGACTTCTTAGCAGCCTTACTCGCCGCCTTGGAGATAATACGTCCATCCTTCATCATAAGATCCTTCTTGGTGAGACCACCAGAGGTTGCATTAGCGTTACCATGGAAAACTTCGGCGCGGGAACCAACAGTCATTTTTATATTAAGCGCGGAAAATTTTTTTGATGTCGAGGATTGAGATTTTAGCAGATGTCCTGTTAACAGGTATTTGTTTCTCGATTCGTTCATCATTGAGTACTTCCGCACACACGATAGATTTATGACCCTGTAGAGCAAGAATCTCTTCCTCAACACTCACAAACCGTGGACACTCCTTGTAGATCAACTTTTTTACGTGAACAACCTGGGTTTGACCAGTTCGATGGGCGCGACCGATAGCCTGAAGTTCTGTCGCAGGGTTCCAAGATGGGGCTGTTATGTACACACGGGTAGCTTCTTGAAGATTAAGACCCTGACCTCCACTCTTAATCTGGATGATAAAAACGGCTCCAGATGATACGTTTTTAAATTCCTGAATTTGCCTGACCCTCTCATCTCTCGACACTGAACCATCTATTCTGAACACGGGACAATCGAGTTGAGACTGAATGTAGTTCATTTCACCTCTGAACTGACAAAAGATAAGCGTCTTCTCTGTGGGATGCTCCTTCAATAGTTTGAATAGCGTCTCCATTTTGTTTGAGCGCCCCTTCCACATTTCCGGTTTCGTCTCATTCTGTTTTGCCACACCATTCAGATACATTTGTGGCCAAATCATACATTGCCTCGCTCTCAAGAGACACTCCAAAATGACCATATTTTTGGAATTAAGACTCTGTGCATTTCTGAATGCTTCTTGAATAATACCCTGTGCTTCCAAAAAGACACACTCGTAGAGTGCCTTCTCTTCTGAAAACATATCCAATTCCACATTCTCGAAATAACACGGTGGGAGACTGAGGCGGTCATTAATTTTAGCCAAATCCTCCTTCGTTCTCCGAAGAATGTAAATATCTTTGATTTCTTTGGTTCTCCCCTGAACAAAGTTCTTGGGAATACCCAAAAAGGTACAAAGATTCACAAAGTCATTTATCGAATTGAAGACAGGTGTACCGGTGACCAACCATTTGATGTCTGTTTTGAGTTCACAAACACTCTTGAATGTCTTGCTCTGTTTGTTTCTGATTTCGTGAGCTTCATCAAGAATAACACGATCCCAGAACACATGATGAAGCGGTGTCTTTTCGGTCTTTCTATCAGACACGAGTGTGTAGGGTGCAATAGTAACCTTTGCATGTTCATCAAGCTTGCGGTCAGGTCCATCGTACACATGTACGCTGAGCTGAGGTGCAAACTTGTTGAGTTCATCACGCCACTGAGTGATAATGGATTTGGGTACGATGATGATTGTGCGGTCTCGTGGATTTCCAAGCATCGTAGAAATCA